GCCACGCATGTCTTTCTACATCACTAACGTTTCCTATGACGCGGATAGAAAACAAGGCTCACTTCTAAAGGTTGCCAAAAACGAAACCGAGTATCGAACTGCCAAACAGTATATGGGTGTTCCGTATGACATAGAGTTCGAACTTGCCATTTACGCAAAAACGACTGACGACGGCTTACACATTCTTGAACAGATATTGCCATACTTCAACCCCGATTACACGGTTCCGATCACTCCTATTCCTACAATGGAATACATCAAGGATGTTCCGATCATTCTAAACAGCGTTGAAAGCAACACCACATACGAGGGCGATTGGGATAGCGTTAGATATGTTATCTGGACGCTCAAGTTCACTGTAAAAGGCTATTTCTGGGGACCGATCACCACACCAAAAATCATTCGCAAGAGCATTGCCAACATTTTCAACGATCCATCACTGGTTGCTGGATACATCATTCGCATAAATACAGATGTTGGAAACAATGGAACGTTCATAATCCAAGATACCGTGTATCAAGGAGACAACTACAAAAGCGCAACCGCGTTCGCAACAGTCATGACATGGGATAAGAATAACCAGAAACTCATGATCGGCGGTGCGCAAGGACAGTTCACAGTGAACAGTACCATTCGAGCGATTAGTTCCAACGCAGTTTATACAATCGAAAGTTTTGATGCTTCGCCACTGAAACTGGCACAGATCACGGTTGAACCCGATCCAATCGATGCGGAGCCAACCGACGACTTTGGATACACCGAGACTATCATTGAGTTCCCAGACACACTGGATTAGTAAAATGAAAAAGAGATTATCACAGGCACTAGATACGGAGTTCGTTACTGACCTCACACCTATCAATGAGGAAGCGAAAGAGATTGTGCCTTTTGAAGAGAAGAACGGTGATGCTGATGAAGCCAACGAGGATTTTGAAAACGTTCGTGCCACGCTTCAGGAACTAATCAAAACCGGCAGCATTGCTATTTCTGATATACACTCCATTGCTCAAACAGACGAGCAAGCCCGATCTTTCGAGGTTCTGGCAACTCTGATCAAGACTGTTTCCGAGACAGCAGACAAGCTTCTGGATTCTCATGAAAAGAGAAAACGGTTGCGAGAGATAAACTCCGGAGAAAAAAAGATCATTCAGCCCGAGGGTGGCGGCGTCTCAATCGATAAGGCAGTGTTTGTGGGCACAACTTCCGACCTGTTGAAACAACTCAAAAGCAAAGACAAGTAATGTCAAAACACGTAGGCTACAACGGCAATCCAAAACTTCGCCGCGCGTTCATTCAAATCGCAATGACGCAGGAGCAGATTGACGAGTACGACAAGTGCCGAAAGGACCCCATATATTTCATTCGCAACTACGTCAAGATCATCGCGCTTGGCAAAGGTATTGTGTCATTTGACCTATATGATTTTCAGGAAAAGATGGTCAAGACCTTCAATGATAACCGCTTTGTGATCTGTAAGATTCCTCGCCAGTCTGGTAAGTCGATCACAACCATTGCCTACATGCTTTGGCTAGTATTGTTCAACGAGAACTATAACATGGCAATCGTTGCGCACAAGGGACCCGCTGCCAATGCGCTTTTGGGGCGCTTGAAACTGGCATATGAGAATCTGCCACTATGGTTACAGCATGGAATCATCGAGTGGAACAAGGGCAATATCGAACTTGAGAATGGCTCACAGATCGGTGCGTTTGCCACTACCGCAGACGGCTTGCGTTCTGGTTCATATGATCTTGTTCTACTGGACGAGTTCGCGTTCGTACCTAACAACATTGCCGACGCATTCTTCACATCTACCTATCCTGTTATTACCGCTGGTACAGAAACAAAGATTTTCATCATCTCGACGCCAAAAGGCATGAACCACTACTATACGGCATGGACTCGTGCCGTCAAAGGCAAATCCGAATACATTCCAATCGAGGTTCACTGGTCTGCCGTTCCGGGTAGAGACCAGAGATGGAAAGAAGAAACAATACGAAACACCAGCGAGGAGCAGTTCAAGCAGGAGTTCGAAACCGAGTTTCTGGGCAGTTCTGCCACACTTATCGCTCCGAGTAAGATCGCACAACTCATCGAACTGTCGGAAGACCCCATTGCGTTCGAGAACAATGCCAAGATATTCAAACACCCCGAGAAGGGGCACACCTATTGTATGACCGTGGATGTTTCTGAGGGGCTTGGAAATGACTATTCGGCATTCACGATTATCGATGTGACGGAGATACCCTACAAGCATGTGGTATCATACCAGAACAACCATATAACACCGTTTCTGTTTCCAACAGTTCTGTTACAATACGCAATGAGATACAACGAGGCATTTATACTTGTTGAGATCAACAGCATAGGGCTACAGGTTGCCGACACTCTTCATTTCGAACTGTCCTACGATAACCTGATCAAGATCGAGATGAAAGGAAAACAGGGACAGCAGCATACACCGGGCTTCAAAAAGAAGATTGCCTTTGGCTTGAAGCATAACAAACAAACCAAATCGATTGGGTGTACGAACCTGAAAACACTGATCGAGAGCGACAAACTTGAGGTTCGGGATATGGATACAATATCCGAGTTCACAACATTCGCTCTAGACAAAACCAGTTACAAAGCCGAGCAAGGCGCAAATGACGACCTTGTTATGTGCTTGGTCAACTTTGGATGGCTCACAGGACAGCGCTACTTCAAAGAAAACATCAATAACAACATTCGACAGATACTCCAAAAGGAACAAATGAGCGTCATGGATCGTGATCTAGTTCCTTTTGGTGTGATTGATAACGGGTTGAACAATCCCCTTGAAAATGAACGTGACGCCAACGGAGACCTATGGGTACTTGAAAGGAATCGAAGATACGTTTTCGACAATGACGTAGATTGGGACATGCTTACCAACAAACATAGGCTGTAAATGTTGATTTTTCTAAATAAGATGATGAAAGAGAAAAATAACCTTTCCTAAAAGGAGAACAAAAAAATGGCATTCATGCTCTCACCCGGCGTTAATTTTACCGAAATTGACCTGACTACTATTGTTCCGGCAGTAGGCACAACAGAAGGTGCTTTTGCTGGCGACTTTGCTTGGGGACCAATCAATACCATCGTCTCACTGGGCAATGAAGTTGAACTGGCAAAGATTTTCGGAAAACCAACTGCCAATACCTTCAAAAGCTTCTTTAGCTGCTCGAACTTCCTTTCGTATGCTCGTAGCTTGCGCGTTGTTCGTACCGCAGACACAACAGCAGCAAAGAACGCCACATCCGGCGCTGCCCTTCTTATTCAGAACCGCGATGATTACGAAGTCAACTATCTCGATCTGTCCGCAGCCAACTCCTCTGGACAGTTCGCAGCACGCTATGCTGGTACACTAGGAAACAGCCTCAAAGTTTCCATGTATACTGGTGCCAATAACACTGATTGGACAGCTTGGGAATATTACGAAGAGTTCAATGGTGCTCCTGGCACATCCATTTTCGCAGGCAATCTAAACGGTGCCAACGACGAAATGCACATCATCGTTGTTGACGAAGATGGCAGATTCAGTGGCGCTGCCAACACGATCCTTGAAAAGTATGCTTACGTCTCAAAGGCATCTGATGCCTACAATGATGACGGTTCGAGCAACTACTACGTCAATGTCATCAATGATCGTTCAAGATATATCTACATTCTAAACCACCTACAAACTAATCCAGATCAAGTAAACGACACAGCCACATGGGGTCTTCAAGCATCCGGTCAAACCTTTGCTGAAGGCAATAACTGGGTTACATGGTCGCTGACAGGTGGTGTCGATGCGCTTTCTACAGACGCAGATGTTATTGCTGGTTACGACAAATTCATCAACGCAGAAGAGGTTGACGTTTCGCTTATCGTTACCGGTGCTGCTAACACTGCCGTTGTTGAGCACACAATCGAGAACATCGCAGAGGTTCGTAAGGATTGCGTCAGCTTCCTATCGCCTTTGATGAATCAGGTTGTCAACAATGACGGAAACGAGGTTGATGACTCTGTTGCTCAGAGAAACCAGTATAACTCTACTTCCTATGCTGTCATGGACAACAACTGGAAGCTACAGTTCGACAAATATAACAACGTGTATCGTTGGGTTCCATGTAATGGTGACATTGCTGGTCTCTGCGTTCGCACAGATTATGAGCGTGATCCATGGTATTCACCAGCAGGCTTCAACCGTGGTCACATCAAGAACGTTACAAGACTTGCCTATAACGCAACTCAATCAGAGCGCGATGACCTTTACAAGAATGGCATCAATCCAATCGTCACATTCCCCGGCGAAGGAACGATCCTATACGGTGATAAGACAATGCTTGCCAAGCCAAGTGCCTTCGACCGTATCAACGTTCGTCGCTTGTTCATCGTTCTAGAAAAAGCTATCACAAGAGCCGCACGTTACTCACTGTTCGAGTTCAACGATGAGTTCACTCGCGCACAGTTCGTCGCACTTGTTGAGCCATTCCTACGAGACGTTCAGGGACGCCGAGGTATCTACGACTTCCGCGTTGTCTGTGACGAAACAAATAATACTCCTGAGGTTATTGACCGAAACGAGTTTATTGGTGACATCTACATCAAGCCTGCTCGCTCGATCAACTTCATCCAGCTTAACTTCATCGCTGTTCGCACAGGTGTTGCGTTCGAAGAAGTCGTTGGAAAGTGGGGCTAATCATAAATCGTAGCATAAATATATTCACAAAGGAGTAAAGAGAAATGGCATTTAGGGTACAAGACTTTAGAGCACAAATGAACTTCGACGGTGCTCGTCCTAATTTGTTCCAATGCGACCTGACTTTTCCAACACTTGCTGGCGGGGCACAGCAGCAGTTCACCTTCATGGCACGCGCTGCTCAACTTCCCGGTGATACAGTCAACCAGATTCCAATGTATTACTTTGGACGCGAACTAAAGTTTTCTGGTAATAGAACATTCCCAGAATGGTCAGTCACAATCATCAACGATGAAGACTTCCAAGTTCGCAATGCCTTTGAAGCATGGATGAGCGGTCTGAACTCGCACGTTGCTAACCTGAGAGACCCAGCATTTGTTAAGGGCGACGGTGGTTATCAGCAGGACGGATATGTAACTCAGTTCGGAAAAGCAGGCGATCCTATTAAGGAATACAAGTTCGTCGGCATGTTCCCGATTGATATTGGTCCTATTGAACTTGATTGGGGCGCAAATGACCAGATTGAAGAATATCAGGTAACACTTGCCTATCAGTGGTGGGAAGCCGTAACGACCGATACAGTCGGCAATACCGGTGCTCTCAGCCCACTTCTTCAGCCTGTTCCTTAATAAAAATGGAGGGGAGAAATCCCCTCCCCCTCATATGGAGATTATTTGATGGCTCTAACGCAGCTATTCGGTTTCAGCATCCAACAAGATGATGACGAACGCATCAAAGAGAGGCAGAAGACATTTGCGCTTCCGTCTAACGAAGATGGTGCGGTTACTATTCAATCTGGTGCTTACTATGGCACCTATGTCGATCTTGATGGCGTTGTCCGAAATGAAATTGAACTGATCACTCGTTATCGTGAAATGAGTATGCAGCCAGAACTTGAGACTGCTATTGACGACATCGTAAACGAGGCAATCGTTATGGATGATAATGGTCACTCGGTCTCGCTCAACATGGACGAACTAAAGCAGAATGCCACGATCAAGAAAAAGATCGAGGAGGAATTTGACTACCTTCTAAGCCTACTAAACTTCGGTAACATGGGTCATGAAGTCTTTCGTCGCTGGTATATTGACGGAAGGCTTTTCTACCATATAGTCATCGATGAAACGAGACCGGGAGATGGTATCAAGGAGATTCGATACATCGATCCTCGACGCATTCGTAAGATTCGTGAGATTCAGAAGACAAAGGACCCTAATACCGGCATCGACATCATTCGTCGCGAGGTAGAATACTACCTCTACAATGACAAGGGTATGATGGGTGCTCACTCAAATCTTGGCTCAAAGATTGCCGTTGACTCTGTTGTAAACGTCAACTCAGGTCTGATGGATGCCAAAAGATCGATGGTTCTTTCTTATCTTCACAAGGCAATCAAGCCATTGAACAATTTGCGCATGATGGAAGACGCAACAGTTATCTATCGTCTCTCACGCGCACCAGAACGCAGAATTTTCTATGTCGATGTTGGACAGATGAGCACTGTCAAAGCAGAGCAATACTTGCGAGACATCATGGTCAAGTATCGCAACAAGCTTGTCTATGACAGCACAACCGGTGAGATCAAAGACGACCGCAAGCATCTTTCCATGCTTGAAGACTTCTGGCTTCCGAGACGTGAAGGCTCCAAAGGAACAGAGATTAGCACACTTCCGGGTGGACAAAATCTGGGACAAATGGAGGATGTGAAATATTTCGAACAGAAGCTTTACAAAGCATTGGGTATACCCATCTCGCGTCTTGAGCAGAATCAGGGTTTCTCACTCGGTCGCACCACAGAAATCACTCGTGACGAGTTGAAGTTCACCAAGTTTGTTCAGCGCCTTCGCAGCAAGTTCTCAACGCTTTTTGATGACTTGCTACGTGTTCAGTTATCGCTAAAGAACATTTGTTCACCCGAAGAGTGGGATGAGTTCAAGGAAGACATCTGGTATGACTTCCTCAAGGATAACAACTTCAACGAACTAAAGGAAGCCGAACTTCTAAGATCGCGCTTTGAATTGATGCAGATGGTCGATCCTTTCCTTGGTAGACTTGTCTCTACTAAATGGGCACACAAAAACGTGCTACAGTTCACTGAAGAGGATATAGAAGAAGTGCTTCAGCAAATGGCAGAAGAGAACCAAGCCCAAGCACAAGCTCAACAAGACCAGATGAATGCTCAGATGCCACAAGATCAGTTTGGCAATCCTATTCAACCGGGGCAACCACCTGCTTTGCCCGGACAACAGCAACCACAACAGCAACAGTTGCCCGCACCACAGCAAGCAAATGGTTCTGCTCAAAATCCAGAGGCAAAAAGAAGATCGCGCTTTGCCAGTAACATGATGGAGTTGGTACAAGAATGAACCTGAACGAGAATCTTGTCAAACTCGTAACAAAGCAGCCGGGTTCTAAAACACCAGCGGCACGCTTGGCAAAAACCATGGGTCTACAATACATGGGCTTTGGTCGTTACGCAGACAAAACCGGCAAGATCAAGTACACGGTAGACAAGCAGGGAAACTTGATACCATTCAAAAACGGAGCAGAGATCGATAGCCTATACAGACAGTATTCGGATTCGAAATGGAGTGATCTGGAACGCTATGAACATGATATATCAGCAGGCGAGAAAGAAAAAAACGAAGCGAAACTTGAGAAAAAACGCGAGAAAGTCAGAGAACTAAAGGGTCAGATCGATCAAGCACAAAAACAATACAGTCAGAGACGCCGTGAAGATCGCAAGATCATGTTCTTCAAGCAAAAGGAAGAGAAGCAACTCGACAAGGCATTGCGTGACTTTTATAAAAAAGAACTGTTTAGCGACGACGAAATCTCCGCTCTTCACGATTATGTGGGTTGGACCTACGAGCAAATGAACAGTTATCTGTATCGTGGTCATGAACCTCAGGATCATAATCTACCGAGACACAAAGAAATAATGTCACATCTTCATAAGTCAATGGTGGACCTCGATGGTGCTTTTGAAAATACCGCTGCCCCATTTGATTTTCCTACCTATGCGGGGCTTGGAAAATCTGTTTCAATGGAGAACTTGAAAGCTGGACAGAAATATCTTTTTAGAGGGTATCTGAGCACATCAATCGCTCATGGC